CCGCACATACGTAATGGGATATTTGATAGTAAAATTAAATATCCACTAAACAAAATGGCAGAAAACTTAATACACAAGTTCAAGTTCTATCAGTTTGATATTCCATATGAAGACGTTAAACATGAAACGGTTGCACATATAATAGAAAAATTAACAAAATATTCTCCCGACAAAGGTAAAGCATTCAGTTACTTTTCGATAGTTGCGAAGAATTTTTTGATCAACGGTAATAATGATAATTACGATACAAAAAAGAATGCGGTTGATTTAGTAGTCGTTGATGATTCGAGACACGTCATAAACGAAATATCTAGACAAAATAAAATTGAAGATGATAAAGAGTTCATGGATTTATTTATAGAATTTGTTGAAGCAAATATGACATTATTTGTTATGAATGAATTAAATAAAAAAACGCAAAAAACTAAATTGGTTAAATTATTTGAAACTCAATCAGATTTCATAATTGTTGATTCTATATTAGAATTATTCAAACGTAGAGAAAGTATTGAAGTATTCAATAAAAAGGCATTGTATATTTTGATAAAAGAACGTTCAGGTAACGACAAAACTCAAGACATTACTAAACTAGTTAAACGAGTTGAAATGTTGTATAAAGATACTTTTTTAGAATGGTCGAGAACCGGTAAATTAGGTTCAAAATATTTGTTGTCATATAATTATAAGTAATATGGATATATCTAGTGAATTATTTAAAGGTAAATCGTTTAGTGATATCTTAAAGGATATATACGAAAATTCTAAAAAGAAAGACCGACAAATCAATTTATTGATTGCTGAGTTGAAACCATTAATCAAAAATATAGGCGACGCGACTATCATTGTACCGCTTATCAAAGAATACTTGGATATATCAGTACGCAATGATGAACACCTAGTAAAACTTGCAGCAGTCGCACAACGATTAATGACAGCAGCTGCAAAATCAAATCCTGAAGCCGGCGATTTTGGATTGTCCGAAGCAGAAAAAGAACAATTGTTACGTGAAATTGATAGTATCGAAAAAGGTGAATCATTTGTTAATAATACAATGACGAATATCAAAAAAGAACAGGATACGTTACGACAATTTGATAATTCAATTGAGGAAAATGTCGACATTTAAAATAAAAGGCGAAAACGTACAATTAATACCGGCAAAAGTAACGTCCGTATATTATAAAGATGATAAGCCCGAAAACGCTTTTAGTATAACGGCTACAATATTGGATGGATACAGTTCTAATCGATTAGTTTCTGCACGACCATTATTTGTTAACAATAAACATATACCTTTAGAAGGCGAAACAGTATTATTGTTGGGTACTATTGGTAGTTATTCAACAGCTGTAGGCCTTCAAGAAGACTTATATTATTTAGGTGTTATCAATTTACAGGGTAATGTACATCACAATTCACTACCTAATATAAATGAAATTACTACCGAGTCACAAGCGAGTGGTGATTCAAATGCATATCAGACTACCAGTACGGGCGTTACCGTAAAAACTACACAAGCCAAAGTAGATAGTAAGTTTCCAGAAAACCAAACCGTGAAGTCGATTCAACCGTATGTCGGTGATACTTTGTATGAGGGTAGATTCGGAAGTAGTATACGATTAACTAGTACATTGAAAGACACTGCTGGTTATACCAAAACTCCAAATTGGAATGGAGGTAATGGTAGTGCGGGTGACCCGTTAATGATACTTCGTGTTAGTAAACCTACACAAAACACCAATAAAAGTAATGACTTTATTACGGAAGACTTTAATAAAGACGATTCTTTTATTACATTGCAGTCTACTCAAGGTTTAGATTTTCAAGCAGCATCTAATGTAACCGATTCAATTAAAAACCAAGGATTAAATACATGGGACACTGGTAAAAAGTTCTCAGGAAAGCAAATACTAATCAATTCAGGACGTATAGTATTCAATTCAACACAAAACGAAATAATAGCATTTGCTAAAAAAGGTATAGGATTGTCTTCTGCAGGGCCTATATCATTAGATGCTAGTACCAATATAGAAGCTAATGCAGTTAAAATTATGTTGGGTAAAGATGCTGATGAACCGTTGATATTAGGAAACAAAATGAAACAATGGATAACAGATTTTGTTACTGCAATCGGTAACTTAACCGCGATAACTGCAATCGGACCATCAGCGCCATTCAATACTTCACCAACTTGGGCGAATGTTAAAGCATTAGAAGCACAATTCACCAATAACCTCAGCACACTATCATTTACGAAACTTTCTAAATAATTTCAATGAAATCATAATTATTATAAATACTATATAATTATGAAATCTTCAGAATTTTTAACGTTACTTAGAACGGTTATTAGAGAGGAAGTTACTCGTGTAGTACGTACAGAATTGTCTACATTGGTATCTGAAAACGTACAATATACCAAACCGGTAGTGGAACAGCCGGTACACCGCCCCGTATCACAAAAGGTACCTACGAAAAAACCTATTTTTAAAAATCCGATGCTTAATGAATTATTAGGCAACGTCGGTACGGTTGCTCCTGATTATAATGATTCTTACGAGGAATGGCCGACCATGAATTATGGTGATGCACAATATACACATACTGCAGTACCGAGAAATAGCGGCGTAATAAATGCTGCACCGGAGGGTACTAGTTTAGCTGCAATACAATCGGTAGCACCCGAAGTAGCAAATGCACTTACACGTGATTATCGTGAGTTAGTTAAAGCGTTCGATAAGAAAAAATAATGGCTAGAAGACGGCGTCAAGAAATTTCATATAATGTATTGGATTTACAGCCTAATGTAGCCATCGGAATAAAACTGCCGTTTTCAAACAATCAATCTGGTTTATTTGATTTGTCTTACTCGACCGAAGAACAAGCAATATCAAATTTAAAAAATTTGTTATTGACCAGAAAGGGCGAACGAGTAATGCAGCCTAATTTCGGAACTAACATTTACGATTCATTGTTTGAAAACAATGTCGACGAATTACCTATTATATTACGTGATGGTATAACTGCCGACATAGCTTTTTGGTTACCGTACATAATTATTAATGATTTAACCGTTGAACGTAAGTCTAGGTACGAAGCTGATACGATTGGCCAAGCACTGCAAATCAGTTTAACGGTGCAAGTTACGAGTAGAGGTTCAGAAATACCAATAACTTTATTAGTTACGCCTTCGACAATAACAATAGTATAATGACAGAAATAAAAGATGTATCATATTTAGGAAAAGATTTCAATCAATTAAAAATTAATTTGATAGAATTCGCACGTAACTATTTTCCTAATACCTATAATGATTTCAATGAATCATCACCAGGTATGATGTTTTTAGAAATGTCTGCGTATGTCGGTGATGTATTAGGATTTTATGTAGACAAACAACTAAAAGAGTCTTTATTAGTAGCTGCTGAAGAAAAAACCAATTTGTATTCATTAGCTCAATCATTAGGATACAAAGTTAAAAACAAAATAGCTAGTTCAGTAGATTTAGATGTGTTTCAATTGTTACCATCAGTAGCAAGTGGTAGTACCGTAGTACCTGATTACAATTATGCACTGACAATTCCAGCTGGGATGATAGTTAAATCAAAATTAACTGGTGCAGAATTTCGAACATTAGAATCTGTAAATTTCAAACAGTTAGCTTCGACTTCAGGTTCAAATGTATCAGTATATCAAATAAATGAAACTACAAATTTAACTGAGTACTATTTATTGAAACAAACAGTAAAAGCAGTTGCCGGTAATATAAACACAGCAACATATACTTTCGGTAGCCCAAAAAGATTTGATAAAATTAGTATACGTGATACGGATATTATTGAAATATTAGATATTGTAGACGCTGACAACAATGTATGGACAGAAGTACCGAATTTAGCCCAGGATACAGTATTTGAAACAGTATCAAATGTATCGCAAAATGACCCTAACTTAGCACAATTCAATTTGTCAGTACCGTATTTATTGAAATTGCGTAAAACGGCTAGAAGATACATAACCAGATTTAAAACGGATGGAACTATAGATATACAATTCGGAGCAGGTATTTCTGCGAATTTTGACGAGGAAATTATTCCTAATCCAGATAACGTAGGTTCGTCATTACCAAATTTACAGTTACAATACGACCAACCTATTGATCCATCAAATTTCATGTATACTAGAAGTTATGGATTAGCACCTTCAAATACCACTCTTACGGTTAGGTATACAACGGGTGGCGGTCTAGCATCAAACGTACCTGCATTTGATTTGACTGAAATTATTGAATTGGAATTTGATATAAATACTACCGGATTAAATGCGGCCCTCGTATCACAATTAAAAGCTTCGGTAGCATGTACAAATCCGACACCCGCAACCGGTGGTAAGGATGAAGAAACGGTTGATGATATTAGAAACAATGCATTAGGTTATTTTGCCACACAAAATAGAGCAGTAACTGACCAAGACTACATAATTCGTACGTATTCATTACCGCCTAAATTTGGTTCGGTAGCTAAGGCATATATCATTCAAGATATGCAAATCGATCCGGTAAATAATATGACTGTATCGAACCCTTTAGCTTTAAATTTATACTGTTTAGGGTATGATAATAATAAGAATTTAACTCCACTAAATCAGGCAGTTAAAGAGAACCTAAAGACGTATATGAGCCAGTATAGAATGTTGACTGATGCAATTAATATTCGTGACGCATATATTATCAATTTCGGAATAACTTTCGACGTAATTAGTTTACCCGAGTTTAATTCCAATGAAGTACTATTAGGTTGTATAGCAGCATTGAAAAATTATTTTGCTATAGAAAAATGGCAGATTAATCAACCAATAATCATATCCAAATTAACCACATTATTGGATAGAGTACCCGGAGTACAAACGGTATCAAGTTTACAAATTGAAAATTTGTATAACACTGAATTAGGTTATTCTGGTAATATTTATCCTATGTCTAGTACGGAAGGTGGTAGTACTAGAAACAATGTTATTTATCCTAGTCTAGATCCTAGTTGTTTTGAAATCAAATATCCCGACCAGGACATTAAGGGCCGAGTAATAAGTTTATAAATTATGATAGTAGCAATAAAACCATATTATGATGCAACTCTATACGAGGCATATCCGGATAAAAACACTGGTTTAGATGAAATCTTGGAAATACAAAAAACCATTTCAGGAAGTAGTTATGCAGAATCTAGACCAATTTTGTATTTTAATACCGAAGACATCACACGCGTATTAGCAGCTAATGCAGTGTCGGCAAGTCAAATTTCCTGCTCACTAATTATGAATACAGTTCAAATGAGTGAGGTTCCTTTGGCTTATAATATACAAGTACTTGCAGTAAGTGGTTCATGGACAAACGGTACCGGAAAATTTGCAGATACAGAATTATCGGGCGGAGTTACTTGGGCCTATAGAGCAGGTGAATCTGATATTTTATGGAGAACTTCAAGTTTTACTGCGGGTACTACCGGTTCATACAATGTATCGCCAGGCGGTGGTAATTGGTATACTGGTAGCGTTGTATCACAATCTTTTTCTTTCAAACAAAATAATGATTTGAATGTTAATGTAACCAGCATTGTAAGATCATGGTTAACTGGTAGTATATATAATGACGG